ATCTCCATCTACTACAAAATTGTTCTTGACAAATTCGTCCATGGAAGGATATTTCATTTGAATAGTAATGTGATCATCAATTTGAATATCCTTTTTATGGTCGGGGCTTTTTACAACCGCAATCTCATCAATAAAAATACTTACAGGAACTTGTGTCTCACCATCATCACCACATGTAATTACTAGTTCTACGGATTCAGATACAGATTTACCGCGAACATTGAGGAAAAGATACTCAATATCAAATGTAGGCAGTGTCTCAATCTTTACTCCTCTTGCAGTAACACAAGATTTCAAGACTTGTTTGATTGCGGTAGTGATTTGTTTTGGATCCTGACTCTCTAACGCTAAGATCAGAATTTTCTCTTCTTTTACTAGAAATGGTCTGTACTTAACAACCTTTCCAGAAGAAGGTAAAGTCAACTCATAAGTTGGGGTTGAAATAGTTGGTAAAGGCATAATAATTCATATCAGCGGTTTATTTAGGTGGGCCAGTTAAGCAGTGGTGAATTCAAATCTTTCAACGTTGTGTAATCGGTTGCTAGATTTAATGCGTCACCAAGGAAAAATGGCGATGGTGTTTTCCAATCCCATGGAGCTCTTCCATCCATAGGATTTGTACTAACAGAAGCAAGTTCACCAACGGAGGCACTAGCGGCACCACTTTGATGAACTAGAGGTTGACTAGTACCATCTTCGGGAAAATTGACCATAACGTATCTATCATACTTAAAGTCAACTGTCACCTTGGTAACTGTAGCCTCATCATATGATAATGCAATAGAATTGATGTTAACTGGGAAAGCATTCAAGAATATAAACATGATTCTTGAACTATAATCCCTTTCGAATTTAGTAACAGCAATTTCTCTTCTATATTCTACAGGATATCTGTGCCTATGGAAAGCGGTAGTATCTCGCAAACCAGCATATCCAGTAGGACTTGCACCCGTAACCTTTCCTTTTAAAGGATCGTTAATGGGATTAATAAAATTCATCCACTCTTGAAGCAGTCTCACTACCTTATAATCAGATGACACATAAAATGTCATACTAAGGTCAGCATATATTTTTCTAACAGGGAAGAATTCTTCAATCCCCTGTCTACTTCCAAGTTCAGTAAATGTTTCTACACTTGTGCCAGGAAGCATAGTTTCAGCACAAAGGAAATCATACCTCTGAGGTTCATCTTTAGTAAATATTCCTGCACTAGTCAACCACTCTGATAAAGGATCTACATTAGTTCCCCTCTTAACATTGGATAAGTTAAGATTTACTTTGTAATGGTTACTTGTAGAAGGAGATCCCAGATAATTTTGAAAATTACGCTCCGCGTTTCCATCATTATCAATACTAATCAAATACGGAGCACCAGCAGCTTCTAAATTACTTTCGTTGGCACTTTTACCTTTAGACATGCGAACTAAATACTATGATCCTTTATACTATGTATATGTCCTACAAGGGAAAATATAGACCAGAACACCCAAGGAAATATAAAGGCGATCCTACTAATATTATTTATAGGTCACTTTGGGAGCGAAAATTCATGAGGTATTGTGACCTCAATGAAAGTGTATACCAATGGCAATCAGAGGAATTTGCTATTCCATATAAATCTCCTCTTGACCATAGATATCATAGGTATTTTCCAGACTTCTTTATTAAATACATTGACTCTACTGGAAAAAAGAGAATAATGGTTGTTGAGATAAAACCAGCAAAAGAATGTAAAATGCCTCCCAAAAATCCCAAGAAGAGAACGAAATCGTGGGTCAGAAGTATTGAAACATGGGCAATAAACCAAGCAAAATGGAAAGCTGCAGAAGAGTTTTGTGCGGATCGTAATTATGAATTCAAAATTATGACCGAGAAGGAACTAGGAATCAAATGATTGCAGACGACATTAGAAAACTAGCAGGAAAGAAAAACAAAAGTGCAGATTGGTATATCAGTGCTTTAGAAGATTCTTTGTCTGGAGTACAGGATCCTGATATTAGTACCAGTGATACTGGATGGGTTGAGGTAGGTAGTTTAATATTTTTCTCTTATGGTGCAAAATTTCCCGAAAAATATGAATATTGGGACTTACAACCGTTGGCATTTGTATTAGATTTTTACAAAGATGGATTTTTAGGAGCTAATCTTCATTACGTTAATCCTGATTATAGAGACGCAGTTGCAAAAAGCCTGATAAATAGTGGAAGAGGGGCAAGTGTACCCAAAAATTCTTTGCACAAATATCTGTATTCTGGGGTTGGTAACCTATATAAAGTTCCAGATAATGAAGATTGGGCGAGTATTTCGTTATTACCCACAGAACGTTTTATTGACAGACGTGGGAAAAAATATCCCAAATATAGAGCCTGGAAGTAATGTCACAAGGTTTTCAAACTGTAGAAATAGATCCACCAATTACACAGACCGTGAATGGTCAAGTAATTGAGTATGAACTGCAGTATGATTTTAAAAAGGGCGATGTTCGTGTAATTGAAACTGGAACAAATAAGGCAAATCCAGATGTCATTTATACTGATGGGGATTGGACTAAAAACAACAAATTAATTAATTTAACAGATCTTCAGAAAAAACAATTCCACGAAGATATCCAAATTGCAATTAGAGAAGATTACGAATCTAGGGCAAATATTATCAATAGAGCAAAGTTACCTACATGGGCTCAACGAGATAGAACGGGACTATATGCATCAGACCCTTCTAACGTACCATTGTCAACTAATGGCGAACCAATATCATATAATCAAAGAACAGGAACTTCAAATATATTCCAGAAAGGAAAGGATCTTCTGGGGATGGTTTGGGATCCAATGGCAACTATTGAACAACAAAGCGTCACCAATTATGTAACTGCCAATGAAAGGAACGCACCTACAACACCTTTGATGTATCCCATCGATATGTCGAATCTCCAAGATAAGATGGTGATTCAGTGTTACACATATCGACCACCAACAGCAGAATCATTTTTATCTGGAAGTAAAGAAGGAAGAAGCAATAGAGGTTCAATTCTAACTTCAGGTCTAAAAAGACAGACTCCTTTAAAGTATAAAGTAGGTGGAGGTATTATCCTCCCGATGCCTAATACGGTAAAAGATGCATCCACAGTTTCTTGGGAAGCAGACAAACTTAATAATCTTGCCGCTGCAGCAGCAGGTCTAGTATCACAAAACTTCTTACCATACGCAGTATTAGGTGGTGGACTGCCAGGCGCTGGTATATTTGGTGGCGGTGGACAACTTGCAATGCAGTTGAAACTACTAGCTGAAAGTGGTCAAGGAGGCGGCCTGAGTGCGATGTCCTCCAGTATGTTGAGTGGTGTCTTAAACAAGTTAGGATACGATGTAAGTCCAGAGACCATCCTCGCAAGAGGTGCTGGTGTTGTTCCCAACTCAAACATGGAACTTATGTTCCGTGGACCACAAATGAGACAATTCAGTTATAACTTCCAGTTAACTGCAAGAAGTCCAGAAGAAGCAAGAGTTATCAGAGCAATAATTAGACACCTCAAAGAAATGTCTGCGGCTAAAAAGAATCCTGGCGCAGGTGGTGTTGCAGAAGCAGGAGATCCTTCATTTTTCTTAGGAACACCTAATATATGGACTATTAGGTATACCACAGCAAACTATAGAGATATTCCTGGCGTAAATATAGTTAAACCTGCAGCTCTAATGAGGTTTGAAACTGACTACACTCCACATGGTAGTTGGCAGGCATTTGATAAAGGTCAACCCGTCTCGTATAAAATCCAAATGGACTTTGGCGAACTGGAACCAGTGTACAACACAGATTACAATCGAAATGTTGCTGCAGACCGTGTTGCTAATTTTGATGATGCTGGAAACCAGACCAATAAGGGAGACCTTAGAAGAGTATCAAACGACATGATCGGTTACTAAAATGTCAAACAGAAGTTATTTCCGCTATTTTCCTAATATTGATTATGTCTCTAGAGCTTTGGAGAGAAGTTCTAATGACGAATTTATTACTGTAAAAAATATCTTTAAGAGAGCAAGACTTAGAGAAGATATTGCATCAGTAGCGACATCATATGAATATTACACAGTTCCTGGCGATTTCCGTCCTGATCAAGTTGCTGATCGTTACTATGATGATGCAAATCTAGATTGGGTTATTCTGATCACAAATAATATCCAAAATATCCATCAAGATTGGCCAATGGACGATAGAACGTTCAGAAATTATCTGTTGGACAAATATGGATCAGAAGAAGCTATTGAACAAATACACCATTACGAAACAAGTTCTTTCCAAGATGGATATGTAAGAACAGTGATTCCTGATGGATTAGTGGTTGATTCTGACTTTAATACATCTATTCTAGATCAAAGATTAAAACAAGAAGTCAAATATAACGCAAATATCGATCTAACAACAGAAGGAACTGTAGATGCAAATGGAACAGTAACTAATGCCAATGGAGAAGTTATAAGAGGAAAGGGAATCACTCCTATTACCAATTATAAGTATGAATTTGATATAAATGAAATGAAGAAAAATATCATCA